CGTTAGACTGCCTCGGGCCCCCCTTTCACTAGGGTCCCCCCGTTCCGTTGGTGGGGTTTGTTTGGTCCGTGTTGCTTCTTTGCGGGCAGTGGAGCGTTGCTCTGGCTGTTGTTTGGCCGGTTTTTAGGCGGCCTGGCGCAAGCCGGGCAAGCTCGACAAGACCGAGGTGCAATCCGCACCTCTAGTAACTACGTAACCACGATCCCGCTTCAGCACTTGGAAGGGCTGAAGTGATCCAGGTCGAGTCACGATGACGGGGAACTTTATCGCGTACCAGAACTCCAATGAAGGGGAATTGGTGCCGCAAGGAGGTCCCACACTTACCAGCTTGAGAAAGCGGTAAGTCCCGTGTCGGTCGCAAGTTATTTCCGCGACCGGACGAGAAAAGAGGCGGTGAATCCGCACCCAATCGTCATCATAAACTATACCTGAATCCGCAGGACTGCCAATAGGAACCAAAAAGATTTCACTGTTCCATCGGCATATCTCTTCGGCGATCCGCGCAAGGGTAGGCGAGTAGGCGTAGTTGCGCTCTCCGAGACTCGTTATAAGTCTCTTACAAAGAGCGTTCCACACGCTGTACAGCCATGCCCGAACCACGGACTTTCTTAGAGACCGAGGAGGCTTAATATATATAGGCCTCACGTCGTAGCCCGACCAATAGTCGGCGCCACACGATTCTCTGAACGGTTCATAGGGTCCGAAGTATGTCTTTTCGACGTTTACAACGAAGCCCACAGACTGCGAGAGCGTAATCATACTCTCTAAATCTTCGCTAGGCAAAATCACATCGTCACCGAACACCGAGACGTTCTTAAAAGTTTCCCATTCGGGGAAACGGGAACGGTTCGGCATAGGATGACTAGCGATAGCCAGCGCGAAGAAGACCAGAGTTTCCAATACGAAGGTCGTCGCATTGCCCATAGTTGAAAAACAATTTAGGGTTACGAGTGACTTATCAGGAAGCATCACGCTTTTCGTTCGCACCATATCTAGCATTTTAAACCAAATAGGAGGAAGTAAGAAACGCAACAGCTCGATACTAACACTATCACTGGCGGATTTAAAATCTAATGTCGCATTGCTGCGACTTAGACTCGAAAACCATGCCAAGTGACGATGATAATCCTGTTGATATTGGACATCGATCCCAAAACGCGAAAGACGACGGGCGATCACGGCTCCCAGCCCCTGCTGAAAAAACATGCAGAGCGTTGGTTCAACCGCGATCGTCCTATCTGTCTCATCGTTCTTGGGGACAGTAGTTAACTTCGAACTCTCAACTATGTCAAAGCACTGCGTAAGATCCATAGATGGATTCTCGCGCATCAAGGAATCGACAAGCGTCGTATCCCACTTAGCATAGATGTCGAACAACCTTTTCGTCTCAAGAGTGCACGTGAGTGGCAAGCGCCACTTCGAACTATTCCCGCTATCATTATAGGGGACGCCTAAAGACGAATTAGGCCCGTGTTTGCATTCATCAAAGAATTCCTCAGTATCGAAAGATTCTAGGATTTGATAACAAACAGACCGCGCCCGCCAAAGCTTCACAGATGAAGCATTCGGATCAGGGCGATTAAATGGTCGAAACGGGTCTGCTCCATCGAAGGGAACGTTAAAAGCAGCAAGACGATCGTTGCAAGCAACAAACGTCTCAATAGCTGCCTGTCGCGTTTTCTTCGCATCCGGAGCATTTGGAAACTTACGTAGGAGTGCGATGTTCTGCGCTCTACAGAAAGCTCCAAAGACTGTTGGGTTGATCGGTGAAACATTAGAGAGTTCTGAGGTCAGGAGATCGTTCAATTGGACGGCGAACGATCGTGGGGAAAAAGAAAATCTCTTTCTCGGGGTCTTCATGGGAAGTCTCCACGGTGAAGGTTAAGGATGGACTTGGTTCTCAACCAAGCGACAAGTACTTCCAGAACGACGTAAAGTCCGTATCGAAGAAGAGCTGCGCTCCGGTATCCAGCATTCGCTGGACCTCCACATCAGTTGACTCAAAATCGTAGGCTATTTCTAGCGCCACGGTGTTGGTCACGATTTTGCCATTGGCTAAAAGTTTGGGTTGTTTGTACAAAGCCCGCGCCCGACCAAGGGTATAACCGTTGATTGATGAGGAGTTTACCTTGGGAACCTTGACTGAGAAGTCGATCGATCGACGCGTACGAAAGTCCGCGTCGGTTGGAACGATTAACCTCATGGCGTCAGAGACGGCGCCCGCAGAAACAAAGTTTACTGCGCTTCCACCCGTAACCGAGATAGAGCTCGGGGCAGCTACGATGCTAGCGTTATTGAGTGCCATATGGCACCTCCTGAAATGCAAGGTCTTTAAGGACTTACTTCGCGATCCTCTGCAGGATCAAAGAAGTAAGGTCTAGACACCGTGTTGTGCTATTCGTCAACCCAGCTGGGTCGGCGTAAGCCACGGCATCGGTTATGCTCGGCGTCCATGGCGTTCGAGTGACTGTTTCAGCCACTGTTTGCAAGATGTCTGCCGAAACGTTGAAGGTCCAACCATCGCTGGTTATGATCGATTGAAGTTGTTTACGGGTGACAAGCCGCTCTTTAACGGTGTAACACCCACCTTCAATCACGATATTAGGGTCTGCTAAATTAGCCGCCGCTTGGAGTGCCGCACTCACATTCGTGATGCGGTCTACCATAAACGACAGCGTCATCGCAGCCCAGATACCGGCGGGGACGTCCTTAGCTCGAAGGCCGAGTTTACGCTGAAGCGTATTCGCCACGTCAGTTTTGAAGTGGTAAAACACAACAGCGCGCACATCGACCTGGAGTTCTTGGTCAATCTTCCACGTATACGGCCCATTAGATTTAATCAGGGAGGAGGTAGATACATGATGATGTCGAGAAGACGATCGAAGGCGAATATTCGCTTTGAACGTATCAACAGCAGTCACCAGGCCTTCTAGCAGATCCGAGAGGGACATCACAGTAGGCGTAAATACGAAGCGGTAAGTCAACCATAAGGCCGCAGCAACTTTACCTAACCCACTAATGCGAGCGAGACCACTTTTACGATAAGCCTTTTGGGCGTCGTGTGTGGCATCGGCAAGCTGGGAAAGGGGCTCAGTGAAAAAGTCGACTGACTGACGAACTGTCAGTAAATCTTCCATCATTGAGCCTTTTGCTGCATCTACGTTACTGAGGCATTTTGAGAGCACCTGTGACTGCACTGTACCATCGTTGGTCAGCACAGGGTAAGATACCCCTGCCATACTCCAATACGTAGACGATACGGATCCAAGATCGTACGTCGCAGTATTACCTGCTGCAGCACGAGCTGAAACCGAACCCCCACCACACGTCAGGGAAGAAATTTCCTTCTTCATAGGATTAACTACCAGTTCTCCCGCGCGCATCCTTCGTCGAAAGTTTGGTGTGACCACGTCGGTCATCACTAGCTTCTCGATTGAAAGAGGCGTGGGACTGAAGTATAGCGTACGGTCGTATGACCCATCCGGCTTATAGATGACTTCGACACCTGTCGACGACATCTTTATGCTATTCTGGAAGACTCGCGTACGCATG